AACGTTTTATTATTCATTTTCTTCTCTCCCTAAATAAAGTTTTAATTTGTTGCGTGTGTTCTACCAATTTTTCTGCATGTGTATCTAATCTTTCATCGTGTTTCTTTAGTTCTTCATGAATCATCAATCGATCTGATTTGCTCGATTCTAAATCTTTAGTCAGCAAATCTAAATTGTGACTTACTTTTGAAAGAGTCTCAGTAATCTTCGAGAAAGATGCAGTAATTGGTTTTATTACTAATAAAATCAAAGAAACGATAGCGGTTATTGATCCTGCTATCGCTCCCCATTCCCCTAAATTAATCATGTGACAACTCCTTGAATCAAAATAAAAAGCACATCAATTAAGATGCGCTCTCTTCTTTGCTAATGATTTTATCTGCTTTTTCTTCAGTAATGCACAACGGAACGAAAACCATTACTTGTTCGTTAGTGAAACAGCCCCAATCATACATCATTTTCACATCGCTAAAACTAAACATACTACTCACCTCCCTTTGAAGCTGGATTTAGTTGCTCTTTAATTTCTGAAATGTCTTTGCTATTTTGTAACGAAGCAAGCATCATTTTTGAATTGATTTGTGCTAAACTATCCGCTTTTTCTTTCAATGCAGTATTTTCCTGTTTAATTGCTACATCGCTTAGCATGAGTTTGGCATTGATCTGTTTTAAATCGCCGTTCTCATTTTCTAACGACTCATACATTGCTTTGAGATTGTTTAAATCGTTGTGATCTAGTGCGTTCGCTAAAATAATCCATTGATTCAATTTAGGATCAAACATTTGATCAGCGATTGTTAACGGTTCGCCATCAGCACGAATTCCTTCAAGCGGTGGCTGATCTGTGTAAGGAACGGATACAAGCATGTCGTCCAATACTTTTCCTGCGTACTCTCCGCCAGTACGTCCATATTTCCAAATGTTTTTCATTTATTTCCCTCCCAGTAATTGAATTTCGGTTTCCAATTTGGAATCGGTGGTTCGACTTCTGTGCATTCTTCCGGTAAATGTTCTTCATCATTCACAATGATTTGCTCGAATCCGTAAGGTTCAATTGGTCTATATGCTGCCTTCATATCGATTCACGCTTTTCTAAATCGTGTAAGTAATTGCAAAGGTATAATCCGATCCATAACTTGAGTTTCTTCGCCATTTAATGGCTCCATCTGCACCAATAGATAACTGAGCACTGTTCAAAGTAGAACGGTCTATCGAGCCAACCAGTTGCTCAAAACTAATTGGTGGCCGATAGCCTTCTGGAATTGTTAGTATCGTTGAATCATTTCCACCACTGCGTTTTCCGTTTAAAGCCACAAAATATATAGAAACTGTTTTTCCTTCACGATAAAGCTTTGCTGATCCGGTATTCCCGTTTGTAACTGTTAATGTGGTAGTAGCTGTATCATTAATGCGTTCATCGATCTTATTGTCTAATTCATCTATAGCAGTCGCATTAGCATTCGCTTTTGTTTGAGCATCCTTAGCTGTGGTGTCTACTTCATTAATTGAAGCAGTCAACTGCGAATTAATCTCCGATACTTTCCCATCGGTATAATTGTTTGCTTTACCAGTAATTTCAGAAATTTTAATATCTGTGGCCAAATTATCTTCGACATATTCTGGTGCTAGATCCCAAACATAATCTTTTGGATTGTTTGAATCACGCATACCAGTACCACGATATTTATACTCACTAATATTCGGGGTTCGAGTATTGCCTTCCTCTAGTTTTAACCACTTAATTGTACATTGTCCTACACTTGTGCTTGGTACTTGATAAATCTGCACTTGTGGGGTAGTAGGGTGTGAGTCATCTGCTGCTGTAAATGTTTTAGACCACACATTAGTTAAGCCTTCTACTGGTTGTAAGTCACCAACCTCCCATGCATCTCCTGTTGCTCGTGTGAAAAATGGTCTAAAAACCTGTGTTGCTGGCTTAGTTCCTTCAAGTGTGATGGTATACTTCTTACCTTTTACCATTGGTTTAATGTTATAGGTGTTAATAAGATAGTTACTATTAGTAACTGGTTGTTGTGATTCTGGTTTAATTAGATTCTCACCCAAAGCCACCTTACTCAAATAATACGGTGCATCAAGTAGATTAGGCTGGTACGGTGTGGCTGTTGAGCCTTCTTCGATTTTGATGTCGTACAACTTAAATCCGCCATTTATTTTATCCCTGTCAACAAAGCTAATACTCATATAAAATCGATCTAAATTTGTGATTTGATAATTAACGTTAGCTGTACCTTTGATTGTTATTTCTTTCCCTACATCATCTGTTGTAATATTTGTACTATTTGCTTCCAATAATATCTTTTCTCCTGGTGATGTACGATACACCAAACGTAATTTATCAATAGCTCCTGTAGTTCCTTCATCAAATCGAACTTTCGCACTCAGAGTATAGGTTTTCCCACTAGTAAGCTGAGGTGTATTAATACGCGTAAACATAATAATGCTTCCTGTACCATCAGAAGTAAAATGTAACTTTTCGTTATCCAAAGTTAGTGACCCGTGGTAACCAACGTTAAAATCGCTCGATTTTAGTTTGGACATTAAATTCGGCTTACCGCTATAATCATATCCCCCGAAGTCGATGCTGTTACTGTACATCACTTGTAAGTTACCTAACTTAGAAATTTCTTCTTTCAGAGCATCTAACTTGTCTTGTAGCGTTTTAGCTTGACCAGTTAAATCAGTAATCTGTTGATTTAAGCTATCCACTCTACCTTTGATTTCAGCCATAAAAGCATCAAAAGTTTCGTTGTACTTTCGAATCAACTCTTCTAATTGCGAAACATATTCATCGGCTTGGCCTTGCGAAATGTCAGACACTCCTAGTGAGAAAAAAATGATATCTTGCGTTGTTAAAATTTGATTGTCTTTTCTATATTCTACGTAGCAGTGTTTATAATATCCTGCTTCACTCATAAATGTGCCATCAAGAGAAAACGTGACTTCTTCACTAGTTACACTAGTTGCAACATTATCTACGTAACGGTTAGATGGTGTTGTTCCTTTTAAAGTAAATGTTCCGCCACTCGTATCCATCTGCAAGCCATTTAGAAACGGTTTAACCGTCACCGTAATCCCTTTATCACCTTGACGAGCCATAATAGCTTTGGTGTAGTTTAATTCTTTGCTGAAATCTAAAGCCAAATTATATAAACTGCTAGCCATTTATATACCTCCTTGTCTTCGTTTTAAAAACGTTTTTGGTCAAGCACTGTGCTATCATATGCTGTATCCTCTTTTAATCTAATATCTTCATACCCTAGACGGTGTGCCACTAAATTCCATCTAACTAATACGTTTGGCTTACTAGTTTCAATGATGAAATGGTCAATATCTTCATGAGTAACAGCACACAAAACTAGTTCTGTAGGTGTCACATGTGTCATATACCGACTTAGATTTACTGTTTCAGCAAACATGGGGTCAATATCAACACGAACTTTACCATCGTCACCTGTAACGGCTTCCCCATAATCAGCGAAATAATATTCTGGAGTTTCATAAGCGTTCAATAGTCGTTGTCCATAATGTTCTGTTGGTACAGTTGAGTTTTTAGTACCTCTAACAGTAAAATCTTTATATACTTGTACCGTTGATTGTTCAAACCTAGCAAGTTTCCCATCTTCCCATGAACCAAAAAAACAACCTGGTAACGTTAGCATACCATCACTAGTAAATTTCATAGTCCTACCAGCTACCTTAAATTCCCATGAGTTACCCGCACTACCATTAATGCTTAAAGAACTACCGTCGCCAGAAGTTACATAACTAGCATTGCTATACCTGAAATTGGGCGCACCAAAAGATAGAAACGGTCTGTTATTACCATTATCCCACGTACTAAAAACCAAGTTACCCTGTGGATTTCTAATCATGAAACCACCACCAGTTTTCATGGTGTATGATACAATACCGGCATCAGCACTTACATAATCACGTGCTTCTAGCTCCATAATATCTTTGTTAACTTTTTTTGAGTACCAAGTCATTTTGCCATTAGCAATACTTGTTCTATAATCAGCACCATCACTAATTAATGTAGTACCTCTAATAGTAATTCCTACTATTTCACCAGCCGTAATAAACGAGGCATTGAATCCGCCATCTAACGTCCATGCCGTTTCATATGTTCCATTAATGCCAGTTTTAGAAAAACCAATACCAGCATTGTTGATTTGTAAAACATTCCTTGCGGTATTCTTATCTGGTGTGTCCATAATCAAAATACGACTAGGCGCTTCTTTAGGATCTAATAAAACATAACCACCATTTTGACCAGTAATCATATCAGTTTGATGATCTACAATATCATTGAGTAAATCACTGATTTCGCCACCGTTTTTCAATTGATCAATGGCATCATTAATCAAATTGCTGACATTATTCTCTGTGTTTTCTAAGAAGTTTGTTTTGACGTTTCCTACAACTAATTTATCGTATGAATTGGTTAGAACATTAAACGTATATTCCACAATTCTCGCTGACATATTCACTTTTAACTGTGGATGATACACATCTACTCCGTCACCCATCGAAACTTTTTCTAGATCAACAAATTTTTCATAGCCTCTTTGATGCCTCAATGGTACTAATTCAATCGAACCACTCACTTGTGGTTTTTGTTTATCTATGTTTGTTTTCAACCAGTCTTTAGCAGCTTCCCTTAATGTGGCTACATCAGTCGCTTTGTCTTTAAAATCAACAAAAGAAACATATCCAGCAGGATAATCATCCACGTAATCCGTGAAAATAACTTCTTCTGGTAGAGTGATCTCGTCTTCTCCTTCTGAAGAGCTGCTAATGAATGGATAAACTCCAACTAAAACACTTTGAGCATCAATCTCTAAGTCAAGACCAGTTAAGTTTTTAGTATAAATCGCTTTGATTTTATGATCCGTGCCTAGCCTTTTTTCATGACGTAATGTGTTATTATCTTTTAGAAATTCCCCATGAAATCGATCTAGAATAGATCCCTCTTTTCCACCAAAGAATTCTAAAAAATTCGCCTTTTCTATCTTCACATTAGCAAGCGTATCTACTAATGACGAGAAAGAAAACTGTGAAGGAATAACTGGTTTCGCTAAAGTTTTTGCGTTTTGCCATGCCTGACTAGCAGTGATCTTTTCTGTTCCACTGTCATATTTATTCAACACCGATTTTCTTATATCATTGAAAATAGGTTCAGCTTTTACTTCTATCGTATTGCCTATTACAGAAGTCTTTGCATAATAAATCCGTAGACGCTGTTTTGCTCGATTTTCATCTACATAACACTGAATAATACGTCCTTCTACAATCAAATCTGCATTAGTTCCGCTTATTGGATAAGTACCCTGAAATATCTCGGCTCCGTTTAATTTATTGCTAACAGTAGCTGTTAACCAGTCTGACAAAGCGCCTAAACCTTGCGTATCATATAAATGTTCAGCTAAATTATTCGCGTCGTTTTTATCGTAAATAGTTATTAAATTATCGATCATCTATTTCACCTACCTTAACCCATTACGATAAATTTGTATTTTGCTCAAACCAGTACAATTAAAATAATTAATATCCACTTGCAATGTCGGATATTGCATGGTCTTCATTTTGTTGGACCGATCTAAAATATCTCCGTCCGATTGCTCTTCGTAGCAAAGCATCAAATCACTATCAATGACTACGTCAGTTCCTACTACTAAGCCTTCAAAACTAAACACATAATCATTTAAGATGAACTGGCATGAAGTAGCTGAAGGAGTGATGATAATCTTTGGAAAACTTTCTTCTAAACTATTATTCAGCAAGTTAAATGACTGTGGTTTATCTACGGTTATAGGTACATCTTCTTGAACTCTTGCGAATGGTTTCGCAGTAATATTTACATCGAACTCTCCCCATTCAACAATATCGTTTTCTGCATCCCCAATATCGATAGTCTGGATAACATAATAGACGTTGGGATCATCAGAGAATTCTAATTTCTTTGCATAATTTAACCAATGACGCATGATATAAAACGATTGCTTGAACGCTTGATGGTCTTCCACATCCTCTAAATAGTTATAGTGCAATGTAAACGACATGTCTTCAAACGAGTAATCTTGTACTAAGCCACCTAACCTTCCTAAAACAGAAGTTTCAACTCTCTGTCTTTTTGGAGAAGGTATGGTTGGTCTTTCAGCTAAAGCCAATTTATGCAAATAATCAGGAAATCCATCGATTATAGAATGTATACAATCAGTCATTTTTTCACATCCTTTTTAATACTAAAAAAACAGGAGAAATACTCTCCTGTTTAACGCCATGCCGAAGCATTATCATTTTGAACTTTTGTAATGCTATCAATGATTTGTTGAGTTGTTTGCTTCATAGTAACCTCATCTGCGTTACCATCAATTGTGAAATTGAATTCGTAGTTATTCACAGGTTGAATCGTTTGTGCCCTAGATGAAACTGATGTGCTACTCAAGATACGATCACCAATTTCTTGCAGCACAGATCTTTTCAAAGGTAAAACTGCTTCAGGTCCTGCTTCGCCGACACCGATAATATTCGGAGAATTAAACACACTACCTTTCGCATACCAATCAACACCCAACGTTGGGATTTTCCCCTTCAATGGATTGAATTCTCCGCTCAATTTAAAATGTGGTAACGGAATATGTGGTATAGAAATATTCAAATTATCAAAGATACTACTGATTTTATCTCTGATCCAATCAATTGGAGCGCTAACAGTCTTTTTGATACCTTCCCAAATGTTAGCAATTGTACTTTTAACATTATTGAATATGTCGGAAACAATACCTGTTAGATTGGACCAACCGCTTGAAATTGCATTTTTTCCATCGTTTACTTTAGAGCTAATAGTGCTTGTAATTCCATTCCAAAGATTCAAAGCAGTGTTTTTGATACCGTTCCAAATTCCGCTGATCCACGAAGATATACTATTCCAAACACTTTGAATGGCACTTTTAGCTGCGTTTATAGCATTGCTTATACTACTAGTCACGCTATTCCAGATATTTGATGCTGTAGAGCTGATTGAATTCCAAATTCCACCTAACCAACTAGATACAGTTGACCAAATATTTTGAATTACTGTAGCAGCTGCTTGTACCAAGCTAGTGATTGTATTCTTGATACTGTTCCAAATACTAGAAGCTGTTGCACTAATTGAATTCCAAATATTTGAAGCCGTAGTACTAATAGCTGTCCATATACCATTCCACCATGCCACTACTGGATCAAATATAGTATGGAATGTAGTTACAATTCCATTCCAAGCGATGCTTACCCATTGTGTCATAGTATCCCAAGTGTTTTTAAGGAAATCAGAAATAGGTGTCCAAACAGCTTGCCAAGCTGCGCCTAATAACTGTCCAGCTACATCAAAAATACCCACGATAATATTAATACCGGCTTGAATCAATGACGTTATTAAGGTCCATGGTATTTGAACAATTCCTACAATGTCTGCCCAAATAATCGACCATACTTCTTTGACTCCGTTCCAAATATTTGAAACCCAATCAACGAATGCTTGCCAAGTCTCTTGGACTCCTTGCCAGATGTTGGAAGCTCCTTCAACTAATCCGCTCCATAGCTCTCCAAACCAATCAGAAACTCCTTGCCAAATATCTTGAACCCAATCTACAAATCCAGACCAGGTTTCTTTAACTCCATCCCAAACTGATGAGGCACCTTCTTTTATACTTTCCCAAGTACCACCCAACCAATCAGTGAATTTACTCCATATTCCCTTAAACCAGTCAGTAATTGCGCCCCAGTTTTTTATAATTGCTATAACTCCAGCAATAACAGTAATAACTGCTCCTATTATTAATGTAGTAGGACCACCTAGAGCCATGAAGCCAACTATTATTGGCATTAATAAAGTAAATGCAGCAGTCAATCCGCCAATCGCTACGGCATAATCCTGTACTGGTTGTGGAAGATTATTAAACGCATCAGCCATCTTTCCTAGAAAATCAATTACTGGTTCGAGTGCATCTATGATTGTGTTGCCTATAGGAGCTAATGAATCCTTTAATTCAGCTATTTTTCCGTTTAATTCTTGTAACGGAGTAGTAGAATCTTCATTCATTTTTTGTGCAGATCCACTAACATCATCAAATGTATGGTTAACATCAGTCAAAGATTGGACAACTTTCATCGCGTTATCTTCGCCAAGTGCAGACCAAATTGTAGAAGCTTTATTTAATTGGTCGTATTGACCATCCATATTGCTAAAATCTTGAATCATGGAATTAATAACGTCTTTTTGTGTTCCTCCGCCATTTTTCCACTCTTCAAAAGCTTTTCTAGTACTTTCACTAAACATATCCATGTTTTGCTCAAATCGACCATCTGTTAACGATATTCCCATTTCCTTAACTAAGTCATTGACTTTATCAAGGTTATAAGCACCCGCATCTAAACCATTTTGAAGCATTCCGAACGTTTCATCAGCTGAATATCCCATTTGACTCCATAATTGGCTATATTCTGCCATATTGTCGCCTAATTCGTGCGTTTTATCTAAACCGTTTTGAGTACCCGAAACCATTAAATCCATTGCATCTTGAGCGCTCAAGCCGAAATTGACCATTAAGCCATTTACACCACGTAACGTTTCATCCATATCAGCGCCCATGGTGTTTTCTAGGACCATAGCTTGTTCCGTGATATTTTGTAAATCTTGATTATTTAAATCGCCTAAATTACGCTTTACCAAAATCAATGCATCTGTGGACTGATCTAACGATTCTCCAAAACCTTTATAATAAATGTCTCTGGCTACATTCGTTAATTCTTCAGCCTCTTGTTTAGTCAAACCAAAATTAGCTTGTATTTTACTCTGGGAACTACCTACACTATTAGCAGAGTCCACTGCTTGTTTCCCTAATTCTGTAAGCTTATCGCCAATGTCGCTTAAAACGTCAGAAGCTTCCATTAGATTATTCATATCTATTTTGCTTCCGATATCGTCCAAGTTAGTTGTATCTACATTTTTAGCAGCTTGTCCTAACTCTTCAAATTCACGTTCAGCATCATTAAGCTTCGCCTCCATCTGCATTGCTTCTGTGGATGTAGCGCCAAACTCAGACTGTGTAGCTTCTAACTGTCGTCTCAGGATATCTATCGTTTTCTCTGCATTTTCAGATTGTTGAGAAACATATTCTTGGGCTTTCGCTAATTTCTCGGATTCAGAAGCTGATTGACCAGCAGTTGCTTGCCATTTTTTGTATTCGGATTCAATCAGAGAAGCACTAGCTTGAACATTTTTTTGTTCACTATCCAACTGTTGCATTGTAGACTCGTACGTCTGTATTTCGCCTTTTGCTTGAGCTAGTGCATTACTCGTTTTATCAATTTCGTTTGACAAACGTTGTTGCGCTGTTTGTTGGTTAATCAGTTCTCTCTCAAGTTTCTGAACTTCGGTGGAATTTTCTCCATAATATTTTTTGGCATTGGCTAAACGTTGGCTAGTTACTTCAACTTTTTGACTTTGTAATTCATACTGCTTTTCTAAAGAAGATAATTTACTTCCTAACTTGTCTGATTCAGAACCAGTCTGTTGTAATTGAGCTTGTTCTAGTTTTAATTCTGCTCTATTTTTAGTTAATTCAGCACTGATTTCTTTTAACGTAGATTTCAATCCGTCATCGTTAGCTATGAATGTTACTTCTGCTTCTGTTCTCTTTTTAGCCATTTTTTACCTCCTTTCTTTAGTTTTTCTGGGATTGGTTTATTGCATAGTTTTTCCATCCTTCATAAGCACTCTTGTTGTAAGCCATTTGCAAAATGTCATCTAAACAGATATCGCTTAAAACCAAATCTGAAGGCATAGAAAAAACGTCGGTCAACATCGAATAGACATCGACCCACGTTTCAACTAAGAGCTTTGGCATTTTTACTTTTGAAGCTTTTTTTCCTTATTTGCTTTTTCAAATTCTTTTTGATAAGCATCGCGTGCTTGTTTGAACATCATCAATTGATAAATATAGCTGGCAGTAGCCATATCAAAATCCCATTTATCGATAAATTCATCGAATGAAATATAATCAGTCATGTTCGCTTGGCGGTAAGCAATATACACAGCCTTTGCACCTTGAATAACAGAAATATCCATGGATCCTTTTCCCACAGTCATTTTTGCAAACTCGTCTGTGTTAAAATCTCTATTGATCATCAATAATTTCTTGATATTCAGTTTAGGTTCTAAATTCAAAATTGTTCCATCGTTTAGTTCAATTTTTGAGTAATCTTCGTTCATTTCGCTACCTCCGTTTTTTTTACTGTGATTGAGTGGCCGTAGTTGTCACAACTGAAGTTTTTTTAATCACATCAGCAGATAGATTCGTCATCCATTGATCTGTTAAGTCTTCTTCAAGTTCTGCAACAATTGCTTCATGATAAAATTTACCAAATTCATCTTGCATAACTTTTGTTTCTAGTTCTAACGCAGCTACTTCATCCGCACCATTTTCAATAGAGAATGTTAATCCTGTATTCGAAGTGCATGCTAACATACCAATCAGCTTATTTTTTTCTTCGAAATCATCCACGATCTCTGCAGCAAGAGAGAAATCTTCCCCTACGGAATCAGGACCATAAGAGTAAATTCCCGATTTAATACGTTCATCTTGTTTCAACCCATTGAAGCGTCGATAAACTTCCATCGGTACATGTGCAGTAATTGTTACCGTCATATTGATTGGTTTAGATTTCGATTTTACTTCTGTTGAACCGCATTTTTTTACAATTCTCTGCATTTCTGTTTCGCCATCTAATTGTCCATTACAATCAGTTGAAATTGCATTTGTTGCATTCTTAAAATTAAAAGAAATTCTTTTAATACTTATATTGTCAAAAGTTGTTACTGTTGTTGTTTTAGCCATTGTTGTTCCTCCTATTTATTTAATTTATCGAATTGACGAATCAGAAGTTCTGTAATTGGATCAAGTGCAAGACCTAATCCTCTTCTCATAAATTCGTCCGGCTGATTTCTTTTAGAAGTACCTATCCCCAAATCAGGATATTTTAAATACTCAAATTTTCTTGTAGGTCTAATGATGAAACCCAAATTAATGTATTGAGTCTTAAGTGGACGACTATTTTTTGCGTGTTGGTGCCCTCTTCTTAAATCTGCTTCAGAAACAGGAATTTTTTCTGTAATCCTATCCACTGCAATAGCCGAACCTTTTGATTTCAATGCTTCGTTAATCAGTCGTTCGCTCTCGCTTGAATAGCGTTCCATCCGCACAAGAAGTTCATCATGTCCATTTATTTTTAGCTCCCAACTATTTTTAGCCATGACAATCACTCTTCAATAATCGTCTAAACGTAAATACCAATTGATCGATATAGCGATCTTGGTTCTCTAGTTTTAAATGATTGGGATCCATTCTCTGAAAACGAATCGAACGATTTTGAATCAATGAAATAATATCTAGTGAATCTCCTGTTAAATCTTCTCTATTTTCTGAATAGAAAGTTAGATATAGATTTTGACCCACGCTATATTTTGGCTCAGTGATCATTTCTATTTCTCCTGTTTCGAGAATGAAGTAATTAAAATCATCAGGTAGCTCATCCTCGCCTACGGAGTCTTGAAAGAGTTTGAGGCCAAAATGCTCTTCTAAGGAAGTTTTGATAGCAGAAATTTGCTTATTTAAACGTTCTTTTTCTTTAGAATTATCAATCACCATATTCACCCACACTTTCAAGATAAAAATAGATATAAAAATTATCGTAATCGGCATAGATAACGTTGTAACGCATACTATCGATTACGATAAAATATTGATCTTTATTAAATTTCTTGGCGATTGGATGAAATGGAGTCTTTACTTTCTTAGTTAATTTCGATCCCATCGCATCCATAGCTGTTATATCACTATCTCTCATGGAAAGATTTCTAAATTTTAAAGAAGTGATTTCTGTATCTTCTACACCAATCTTTTTTCCTAGTTCATTTCTTTTGGTAGTTTGCGTCAAAATCTTTAACCAACCATCGTTGAATGTTTCTTCGAGTCTACGATTATTCGCCATTCACATCACCTGCAATATATTCTTGTAGCGCATAATGTTGAATGAAACCTAATAACTCACTAGCGAAATTTTGTTCAAACTCATCTAAAGCACGATTCCAGTCGTATCTACATCTTTCGATTAGCAATCCGTATTCTAAGCTTTCAGGAGAAAAAGAAAGTGTTGTACTCACTTTACTTTGAAGATAAACAGCATTTTTAGCTATCATCTTTTTAATTGACTCATCTTCTTCGTTCCAGGTAACGTAAATATTATCCTTCACAGCTATTAGCAATTCTTCAGTCACTTGTTCAGGCGTCATCTAACCACCGCCTTAATTGCTTTAACATATGCGTAAGAGCATTTTTTCTTGTTTACAAATGATAAATCTTCATCAAAAGGCGTAGAAGTCACGTATCTCCCTTTGAAAAATAAATCTTCATCGTTTGTTGTTACTCCAGCATTGTGTAAGATTTTTACTTCTTTAACTTTTTCTATTGGATCAGTAGCAAAACAAAAGTCTAATTCCTCGTGAACTTTAGGACCAATATTGAAATACATCATGTTCCAAAGCTGTGCCCACATCTCGGCTGTCCAGATTTGTATATTTGTTTTTTGCCCTCTAAGGTAGCGATATAGCCGATTAGAATCCAGATAAACCTTTTTCCAATAATTCGCTTTAGGGCGGTTAATAACCCACTGTGCGCCTCCTGAATTAGTGTTTATAGTTTCCAAAGATTCTACTGTAACATTTACAATGTTTGCCATATCTTTTAGAATATTTTCTCCGTTTTCACAGCTTCTAATATAATCAAGACTTAGATAACTACAGCAGTCGCTACAATACCAAACATCATCTTTAGAAGGCAATTTGCGCAAATTAATTCTTTTATTGAAAATGACATCCGAATCGATATAGAAATATCGGTCGTCCTCACGCGAATGATCTTCTTCTAAATATTTCCACCATAAATATGGTTTAATCGAAGGAATATACTCTTTGTCGTCCCGCAGATCATCGTACACATGAACTTCAACACCATATTCCTTCTCAAAAAAAATAGGAATCTGATCATCGTGTCTGCTGAAAAGCAATACGATATCTTTGATTCCTAGTTTCTTCAGATTAGTTAAACAAACTTCAAGCTCCCATTTAAACCGATTGATTGCCGGCTGACAAAGAATATACTTCATTCTGATCACCTACGCTTGTGTTGTAGTTGTTGTGGTTGTTGGTTTTGTAGTTGTAGTAGTAGTTCCCAAAGCGCTAATATCTAATACAATGAAACTATCGTTACGTTTAGGTTGACCGTTTGCATATTGTTTAGCTAGATAAATGCGTTCGTCTTCAACAAAATGGTATTCATCTGAAGCTTCAATTTTTAGTGTAGATCCTACACCCATGAAGTAATCTGAGGCTACCCCAATAACTGCTTTTCCTTCTGGCACAGCCGTTGACTGCAAATCTGAAACTGGTACTGGCAATACTTGTACGTATTCTCCATTAGCAGTTAGTACAGTCTTAGCTGGGAATACTTTAGACCAGTAATCAGTTGGATTCACAATTAGGACCACATCAGAAGGATTCACATTACGATAAATCGGATCATTCACACCTTCGATATTGAATTTTGATAGTCGCGCCATCAAACCGCCCATAGTTACAGCATCTAAAGCTGTAATAGGTTCTGCTTTTTTTTCAGCATATTCTCCGCTAGTTTGTTTGCTCATGTCACGCATCATTCCGACTGGCATATCTTTACCAGTACCATCAACAATTGCTTGTTCTAATGCAATTCTCAATGATTCTACTAAAACAGTACGGACATAACGATCTAACCATACTGGACCTAAATCAAGCATTGCCTTACATACAGGAATATAACCTGATAGCTTGAACTGCTTCATGTTAATTACATCAAAGCCATTATCTAAAACTTTTTTAACAGCTTCGCAAAGTTTACCCCACCATGCTGGATTGACTCCACGTGACACAATCCATTCTGTTACACCAGTTGTGTTAACAAAAGTAATTTTTTGCAATAGTGGATGAGATTGTTCTAAATCTTCAAATACACGTTCAAATACAGTAGCTGGCACTAATTCTTCGACCCCTGCAAAACCTTCGTTTTTCACTACTTCGTTATAGAATTTTGTTTCTTGTGTAGTTAATACACGCTGACCACGGTTCATTAATACTAATTGATCTTGATTTTTTGCTGTTGCTTCTTCTAAAATTTTATCCTGAATTTCCTTAGATAAGCTTACCATAGCTGCGCTAAAAGATTCTTCGTTACCATCTTTAAAAGCTTTCATCAATTGGTCGCTTGCAGCTGTTACACCTTTTAAATTTTTAACTGTCATTATTTTACATCTCCTTGTCCAAATGTTTTATTTAATGCTGCTGTAAATGCAGCAATTTTTTCTGCTCTTTTTTCTTTAACGTCATTCAAAATTTCTTCAACGCTTTGTTCTTTTTTAGCTTCAGTACCTGAGCTATTTTCTGCATCGATAATTTCATCGACCAATCCATAACTCAAAGCTGTTTCTGCATCCATAAACGATTCTTTTTCAAGAAGTTCTTGCAATGCTTCATCTGTGCCATTGAATCGTGTTTTATATGAAGCCTTTACCGATTTATCAATTGATTCCAGTTGGTCAGCAATCGTACGGAAGTCATCGACATTTCCTTCTCCGTATGTGGAAGCGCGGTGAATCATCAATTGTGCATTGTTGTAGATTTTTATAGTATCGCCAGCCATTGCGATAATTGAAGCAGCACTAGCGGCTAAGCCGTTAATCACAACGTTAACTTTTGCTTTATTTGACTTAAGTAAGTTCCCAATAGCAATCCCTTGAAATACGTCTCCACCGTTTGAATTAATTACTACTTCAATTTCTTCTTGATCACCTAGACTATCCAAAATATTTTTGATTCCCTTGTCAGTATTCCCTTCAAAGAACCAACTAGAACCAATAAATCCCTGAATAAAAATTTGCGGTACTGCGCCTTCATTCTTTACTGCTAGAAATGTTTTCATTGTCGTCATTCGCCTCACCTCCTTTCGATACTTGTTGATTGTTTTTAGTTATAAATATTTCATCTGCCATCGCCTTATCAGAGCGATCATTTCCAACGCGCTCTCTTCCTTCGTTGATTGTAAATACTCCATTTCTAATGCCTACATCAATAGCGTCAACCAAATCTTTGAAGCTAGTAATCTTGATCATAGTTGTATCCACACGTACAAAATTCCCTGACAAGTATTCTTCTACTTCATAGAGACTAGCGTTAAACGCATCCTGAATAAGTTCAGCAATCGGTATGATTTCGAACATTAAAAAAGCGTCCACTTGATCCGATAACCCACTCATGTCTCCCTTTAGTAGGTTTTTCGGAACGTGAAACGCTGCTGCTGTCATCTCAAAGATGTCGTCTATTAAGTTTTTTATATCTCTTGAATTGCTTTGGAAGTTTCCGCTGAAATCTTCTAATGTGTACTCATTTTGTAATTGAAATACCGCACCTGCATTATCAGCTTCCATAAAAGCCTTAAATTGTGATGTCATCATTTTATTGATTTGATCTTGTGTTGTATTGTCTTGCGGTCGGAATAAATTCCCTTTCAGTACGTATCTACGAGCGTTAGAGCGCTTGTAAACATTCATGGCACTAGAAATGAGTTTCCCATACGCTTGATAATACGCATCGACTAGTTGCCTAATTTGTTGATCTGCGTATTTTATATAGATAACATCACTTTCTAGAAATTCTCTATCAAGGACTATGTTGTTAATTTGCACTTGAGAAAACACATCATCTTTCAATGCATATTCTGTGACATCCCAACTATCCGCAATAAATATTTCGCTAGAATTATTAGACGGAGAAACGATCAATACTTCATTGTAGAATATTAATCTCCTGATCAGTTTTTTTCTAAATTCTGTTGCATTATTTTTCTTATTAGGAGCTACATTCAGCCTATAGTAAAGATCATTCTTTTTATTTTTTCCATCTTCATATGACTTGAATTCCGCTTTACTCATCGCATTTGCAATCAAATCAATACAAGTTTCAATCGCAAATTTTCGATACACAAAATCAACTTGCAATTTACAAAAGTATTCTTCTAAAGGAACCGTTGCTTTTTTTGTGAAGTATCCTACCGCCTTTTGAAAAATCCCCACTTTCTCACCTCCTTTCAAGTTAGAATACTAGAGGAGTAAATCCAGTTCCTGTATTTTCTACTGAGCTATTTGTGACTGTTACAGGAGCAGAATCATAAATATCATCTAAAAAATTCAAACCATGAAGGAATGAAAAAAAGCCATCCGTTTTTCTAGTTTCAGGTTCTATTTTTTCATAGCGTATATTTCCATTAGAAATATGCTCTTCATATACATTCATGCAATACCAACGCATAATCGCATCGTCACCAAAAAATAAACGTTGATTAATAAAAAGGTCATCAACCAGATCTTTTAACATACCATGTGTAACAGATCCGCTTCGAACAATTTCCACAGTAAAACCTGCTTCTTCTAAAGCGGGCTTCAATATTTTTGCACGGTACATATCCATAGCGATTTTTTTAATATAATATTTATTACTCATTTCAAGAAACCAACCTACAATATAATCAGCTTCTATATTTTTTCCATGAACGATCTGTGATTTTCCTTGATCTATAGAAATATCTATAACCTCTCGTTTGATGTTTTGTAATCGAAGGGCTGATTCGTGGATAAAAGTATGTTGTGTAAAATAAACATCTTTATCGTATTTTCCTAGCAACCCAACGCTGGCAAAATCTCGTCTATCAGCAAAATCGACTGTTCCTATCACTTCATCCATTTTTTCAGGAAATTCTTTTTCTTTCGTATGCAGAACATCATCATATGAAGCAACAGCAAATCGTGTATCTTCCATAGGTCTGTTCATTCGTTTGGTCATGAACGTAAGTCTTAAACCAGCATTACGTTGCATTTGAGAGTATTCTTGAAACATTTTCCGTTTTAAATCTGCATTGTAATTAATAGTTGGACAAGCTTTTTCCCACATGTCGGGATCATCAACTTCATTATCGTTATCCAAGCGACAAATAAATGGAAACAAACTAGAAAATTCTGCTCCATCCTTGTCAATTCCAAGTTCTCCAGAAAGAATCATTTTTGATTCTTCTATAATGTCATCAAGCGGACCACCACGAACATGACCATTAGTTGTATCATAAAATTCTCTATAATCTCGAATTTTACCACCACCAGAAGTAGCCACATTTATCATTGAATAATCTTCATTTTCGTGAATTTCATCAAAGCGGTTTGCACCTGGTCGCTTCCCATCTTTTGTTCTAGCATTTGCCGTGTTATAACGAAGTTTGCTGTTTGTAGCGATATTTTGAATAACTTCCTTCGTAGCTTTAAATACTTTTTTATCTAAATCAGGATGATCTTTAATTACTTTAAATACATCATCAAAACTAGTCTTTGCTTGGCTTTCATTATTGGCATAGATATCAATATCATAATTTTTAATACCGTGTTTAGCGGTTAGTAGAAAGAAGTTGTTCCAAGAAGCAAAACCAGTTTTACCATTACCACGTCCCATTAATGAAAGATATCTATTGAACACTAGTGTTTTATCTTTTTTCCATCGAACACCATAAATAAAACATTGTAGAAATTTTTCCCACGGAATTAATTCGAATGGAAAGTATTGTGCTGGTATATTGATTGAATCCTCTACCATCTGCTTATCGAAGTAAATATCTTCTCTAGTAAAGACTCTTTCTTCTAGATAATTTTTTAGCAATAATTGCTCTTTGCATACCTTGATAGTGCCTTCTTCTATAGCTTTGAACCAATTTTCAATATGCTTATAACTCAGGAATTGATTCATTTGCTTCACCTACCAATTCAGGAGTAATGGCAAGTTTATCCAACATCAATCCCATTTGTTTGTTGACAGAAACAAGCAACGCTACTGATTCATTCTTTTTACCATTCTCCAGTCTAATGCCGTTCTCGGATATATCTTCTTCCAGTGATATCGCCGTTTCCCATAAACTGATATAACGATCAACATTATCTAAGAATGGCTCAATATTTGTTTTCTGACTTTCCAATTGGCTTATTAAAGAGCGGCGTAATTTTTCTCTGTAGCGATTTTGAGACAATTCGTTTTTAAACATTTTAGCCCTCCTTTCATGATAAAGTTCGAAAAAATCTCTTTTCCTGACAGCCCCCTCCGTTTCATCACCCCCAAAAAATTTGCGATTTATTTTAAGGGGGGGTTATCTCACCATCGGAATGAAAGCTTCAGCGAAGTCAATGTAATAATTAATCTCTTCAATACTATATCCAAAAACATTTTTTATTCTTTCGACGTTATTATCTTTATTCAACGCTTCTCTTACTTGATTCACTTTGTATTTACTACAACAGTTATCTGATAACAGATCCCTAATACCTACATAGCGAACGTATATCAAACGTTTAATTAATCCCTGAGTATAAGATGAATACTCTTCAATCTTTTCTGTATCATACTCTCTGCCATTGTCATTGATGATCATGCACTTACCACCTTTCACTTGCATCGAAGTTAGCGAAGCTTTCTATCTTCTTCTCTTGTTTATCTAACGCTGTAAGATATCTGCCATGAACTTCATTATGATGTTCAACACATAAACAAATAAGATTATCTAAATCTAAAGCTAAGTCAGGTCTATCCTTGACTTCCTTTATATGATGAACGTTCTCTACTCTATGATACTTACCTAGTCTTCTACACTCTTGGCATTCATAGTGATCTCGTTTCATCGCTTTCTCTCTAAGCCTGCGCCATTTAGGAGACTGATAGAACTTAACCAAACGATCTTCTCTTATCAACTGTAATAACCATCTATAGAATTCCTCGGTCATGTCCCATCTCCTTTCGCAATCTTATTTAATACTTAGCTATTCTTTTGCCATACAATGGAATAACTTCATTGCTTTCCTTCCGTTTATATGTATCGCTCTTTATTGGTCTTCTATACTTTCGTACTATCTCACCGTTACCGTTTTGCACAGTGATTACTTCATGCTTCTGTTCTAAGTATTGTGGTCTATACATCGTCGTGCCTCCTTTACGCAAAATAAAAAGACCACTCAAAGAGTGATCTACGAATTTTAAAAAATCTCATACTGAAATCTTATTTTTAATGTCTTTATATAAGTTCGAGCCTCGCAAAACATAAATATCTTGATAATATTCTTTGCCATTATATTCTAAGAATAAAAAGGAAAATTTCAATTTTTTACATTTTTTATATCTCTTTTCTAATTTCTTGCTGTTCTTTATGTTAGCTACCATTGCAGTAACTAAACTTTCATTTACAATTGGTATTTTTAGACCTTTTTCTAAGTATCCAATATTCTGGAATTCTTGATTAATAAGGTCTGTTGGATTGAGATAAGATATTTCGTGGTCCACATATTTTTCAATAAGCTTTTTAACTACAGGGTATTTGTAAATATATTTGTACCAATGCTTTCTGATAAAACGTTGGAAAATGTTATATTTACCTATAATCCCGCAAAACTTTATTGCGGTTTCAGATTTCCCTTCATTTAATAAAGTTATAGTAAACCCATATTTACCGACGACAGTAATATCTTTTTTGGTTATTCCTTCAGTTATTCTTGATACAATTTTAGAACTATTAGAATACCAGTAGTACTTTGATGTTTGTTGAATTGTAATCACTATCAAAATAATACCTACCCATTCGCCTAACGTACCATATCCATCAAATGTAAACCCAAGAAATTTAACTACGCCCACCATTTTCTATCACCTCAGAAATAATATTATCAAATAATCTTAGATAACTAAACAGGGGACTTGTAAATTTCAGATAATTACTCATTGACTTTTCCCATTCATCCTTTATTGCGTCTACCCTTTCCGCCACAGCGACAAATTGATATTGTGAAATTTTATACATAGCTTATAATTTTAATTATCAGCGAGTGGTCCGCTGAAATAAATTATAGGTGGTGAAAAATTTGTACTTTGTTATAAGAGAAGCAACTAATGGCCAATATTACTTCGTTATTAAGTCCAATAACAATGAAGTAGTAGCAACTAGCGAAACATACTTGACTAAATATTCCGCTGAACAAACCATTAATTCTATAAAAAACGGAATCACCAAAGACTCTCAAGTTATCGATATGACTAAATAAGACGACTAACTTCATTTGCTAGGGAGTTCATTTCAGCTGCTTTTTCTACCAAAGCAGTTGAGATACTTTCTAGCTTTTCTGATTTAACAGAATTAAATACTGGCGTCTTGATACTAATCGATACATCTTGACGAGAATCAGGACTCGTTGCTCTATTTTTTTGCACCACTGATCTGTACTTTTCTACTGAATGATACTCAATTACTTGTTCCAAATGTTTTTTGTACTCTTTACATACAGCTTCTTTTTGGATCAATTCTAAACGTTGTTGCTCAATAATATCAATCAACCGTTCCCGATCCATACCTTGATACTTTATTTGTTCGACTTCCATTCATTTCCCCTCCAATACATAAATTAATTAGCTAATTGTTGCTCATTGATCTGGAGAGCTATTTCTTCTTCTATAAGCTCAACGATCTTCCTTTTTGTCGAATTTAATTCGAACTTATGATCCATTAAAGTAAGCTTTATGTTCTTAATCTTTTCACCTTCGAATTCTTTGATAATATCTTCGATTCTTTGGTTTACTAAAATTGTTAGTTGATCAATTTTTTCGGAAGCGATCTTCATTTTATATACCCTCCAATACATAAATTAATAGACAGCAACGGATGATAGATAATAAGAACAATTTAGAAGGAGTTGAAATTCACATCCTTATTCTTAATATTTCCGCTGCTGCCTATCGAAGCTTAATTAAACGATGAGGGAGATTTCCTCCCTTACATTTTATTTTGTCGATCCTGTTTCCTAATCTTTCGACACTATCATAATACAACGTTGAATAGGTAAGTGATTGGTATAAAAAAGGTATAAAATGGAAACCAAATTGGTAATAAAAGGGTATAAAAAGTGTAAAAACTGGCTACTTGAAAGCAACCAGTTCTAACGATGAAGCAAATTGGATGATAATTCTGTTTGATTCTACTTTAACCGATTCTTCGCTAGTATTATTCCTTTGAGCAGTTACATAAATGGGCAGACCATTGATATAACGATCATAGAATATCTTCTTGCGCCTTTCAGTCACATCAGGCTTATGCGGATGCTGTATCGCTGAATAGCCTCGAACAAACAATTTATGCAGATACTCAAATTCTTCCTGTGCTTCTTCTTTATCGATCAGCATTCTTTCTGCTTCAAATATATGATCAGCTGTAGAAGGTGGAACCAAGGAATAAGATGCTGTCACTTTTGGTTCTCGAGGTTGCCCTACTCTACATCTAGCTGATAGATATGCTGAAAGAAACACAGCGACATTATGTTTTGTGCGTTCCATATCAACATCTTTCGCGCTTGGTGTCTCATATTTCTTTACATCGAAAAGTACCATCCTCTGATTCCCCCAATTATGATATAATACTTATGTCGGAAATATTATTCATAGTCGGAGGAATCCGACTTTTTTTATTTTGTACGTGAAATGAGTTCTCCTGATTTATACGCCTCAGCAAATTCAACCAAAGCTACTGCCTTCATTCTGTCTTTTTCTCTATCCCACGCTCTAAACTTCGGTATCATTCGCTGTCCTCCTCGTATTTTTCAATCAATTCCATTACTTTTTTCACTATTTCAAACTCAACCGCTTTTGATTCTTCGAAATCATGAACAATTTCTGGAAACAGTACATCATCAACTACCCACAAAATAATCTGGCGCTTTCCACCAAAATTTATGATTAGATGGTCCGATTCCACAGATAGTGTTGCTCCTGATTCGATATCATATAAATCCATGCTGAATTGAACGAGTTTTTTTATCATTTGCTGTCCTCCTCAAATACTCTTCTAATATTTCTTTATACTTCTCTACAAATTTGAAACGATCTTGATGAAGTTTCTTGCTCCAATTTGTTTGCCGATCCAGCTCACGCATCTGATCGAACCCTTTTTGAATTTCGTTGTAATAAAATTCAATGTTTGCTGCTGCTTTCCAATGCCTGCTACTTCGCACTCCTGCTCCTGTTTCAGCCATTTCTAACTTAACTAATTCAGCTCGTTCTTTTGATTTTTTGTCTTTCTGAATCTTCATCATGATTTTCTTGAGGATGATGTCACTGTATTGTGTAATGAGATCCATTATCTCTCCTCCACATACCTAAACTGTCGTCCTTTTGAATCAATCCATAAGCTCCTAGCTCTATCCCAGATAATGTTTTTGCTTAATCCAGTAATTTCAGATAACTGTTCAGCTGTACCTGTTACTAGAATTCGATCACCATGCCAGATTGCAATTTTTCTCGGCGTTTTCCGTTTAGGCTTTTCAGTCCACATTGATTTACCGAGCTTTTGGACTTCTGCAACTATTTCTTTGTCTTCCTGCCAAGATTCTGACTTGGTTAATTCAGCAATTCGTTTCATTGTCGCTTTCTTATCCACGCTCATTCCTCCAATCTACGAATTTCCCTTCTTAAGTTCTCTATGTGCAAATCGATTGCCTTTCTCGCCGTTTCATTGACCATCACTGCCTTTGTTCGTTCTAGATCGTCAATTTCACGCTGAATGTTTCGAATACGCATTTGAATCACTTCTTCTGTTGTCATGATGGACCACCTCGTTAAAAACGCTCTTCCTTGAACGTATTCCGATATTTTTTAGCTAATATCAACGGCGCTTGATATTGATGACAGAACAACTTTGCCTTGATCTTAAAGTCTTTTGTCTGCATTCCTTTGACATCTACGACTTTGACAAGTTTGCCGTTTTTATAAAATGTGAAGTCGGGAATATACTCGATCTTGCGATACTTCTTTCCGTCTAGTTCAAATTTCGGCATCAGCTCAAATCTTTCCTGAAGTTTTACTTTCCAGCCATTTGCTTCAGCTTGCCACAAGGCTAGATCGTAATACTCTGCTTCTGCGATAGAATCAAACTTGATACCTCGATGAACAGTTTTTTTATTACGGTATTTATTCATGCGATACTACCTTTCACTGGTTTTATGCGCTTGTCTGCTGTTTGTTGGAATTTCAGCGCATAACCTTCTGAATTCTTAAATATCCTAGAAACAATTCTTTCACCGTAGGCTTCTCTTAGTTCAGGACCAGATAAGTTTGTTGTGATGATCGTTGCCTTGTTCTGTCTGGCTTCTAAGAGCGTGTTTAACGTGTTGTTTGTAAACTGCCTACTATTTGATACCCCACTACCTAATTCAGCTCCAATATCGTCAAAAACCACCAAATCAGTTGTTTTAATATCGGCTATAAGCGATCCTTCAATTTCTTTTCTCAGTTCAGTATTGTTATAAGAAAACTTTATTTGCTCTAATAATTCTTGATAGCTTATAAAAAGTATTTTCTTGTCATAATTTGAGCGCTCAAGTATTTCCCAAGCTGTGGCCATTGATAAGTGGCTTTTTCCGCTTCCTGATTTCCCTGATAGAATGAAATGTGCAGGATGGTTCAGCAGAACCTCATTCGTATAGCTTTTTGCTTTTTCTAAAGCGATTTTTGTTTCTTGATCCACTACGTGATAATTTTCCATTTTGCATTTAAACAAAGTTTTATCTGTTAATACCGAACCATTTTGAAAAAAACTCAACGCTCGTGCTTTTAAGCTATCGTTATATATCCGTTCGGTCTGTATATCCTCTTTCACACGTAACGCTTTATAACCACAACTCATGCATGTTGGTTTACAACGTTCTGAACCATCCTTATTTTTAGCTCGCCAACTATACAAAGGTTCGCTACATTCTGGACATTTTCCGCTTTGCACTAATACTCTTCTTATTAGTTTCTCCATAGCATTTGCTAGGCTTTCCATGTGATGCATCTCCTTTTTAAATTGGCAAGTCGTCATATTCACTAGGATTGCTGTACTGTAGTTTTTGACTTTGCTTTTTATGATTCTTCTTGTCTGCTTTGATTTCGAATTTGAGCTTCTCAAATTTTTCTCTCAATTTCTTAGCACTTCTAATATTTCCAAACCAAAATTCATTTGTAGGTAGCCAATTGATCACATACTCAATCGCTTCTATAGATGCTTTATCTCTTTCTTCCATCAACCTGATTGTGTCTGCCCATTTTTCGATATCTACTTTGTTCATTTCTTTTGGAAAATCTTCAGTTAAATTACTTTGCAACTTTTTAGCAAGGCGTAAGTGTTCGTCAGAATACTTACCTTTCTTTTCTTCTTTATCTATATCTTTATCTTCTTCTATATCTTTATCTGTACCGTCACGTGACGTCACGCTAACGTCATTTTCCAATTTGAGACGTTCCTGTCTCTTTCTTTCCCTGTATTTACGGTTTCTTTCAGCATTTTTTAGCCTTACTTTATCCATACCCTCGATATTTTGATGTTTTTCCCAATTACTGATGGCAATTAGTCCATCACTGCTTAGATCAATCATGTTGAAATTTGCCAATGTAGTTAGCGCTAAGCGAACCGTATTTACGTTTTTGCCAAACAATGTAGCAAGCATTTCTTCGGTATAAGGCATGTTCCTCTGGATATATATCAGACCATCGTCGTTAGTCTTTCCTGCTAAAACTAGTAATCGAATCCATATAACGATGATGGCATCCGACTCAGGAACAGCTTGGATTAATCGTATTTTTTCATCGTCAAACATAGTAGTTTTAAGTTTGATCCAACTTATCTCAGCCAAATTTATCCTCCTATCCTTAACTTTTTAATTGTTTCCTGGTTTAACTTGATCCCTTTGATTTGATATTTATTTTTGAAATTGATCACACCTATTTTGTGTTTCTCTGTGTGATGGATTCTGCAGAGTGCTGCAAATGTGTACTCTGAATGATCAACTTCTTTGCGCTTTCGTCTTCCCAGCGCTTTGTCAAAGTGATCGATATCAGCTCCTGTTTTGCCACAGATGCAGCAGACTCTTTTTGTAATGCATTTGTAGAAGTAATACTCTTGATTCGCTGGTAAAATCTCATATCCTTCTTTGAAAGGAATATGATGTTCAAAGATGAAATCTAGGATGATATTCGCTAAGATATTGGCATCACTCACGGTTGTATTCGATTCGTCTTTGAGGCTTATTTCGCGCCCTGTGACACCTTCAAAACGGAAGTAGAAGAATTCCTTCCAGAAGTCCGTTGGCA